GGAAATGAAGGCTTCCCACGGCCCGGCCCCGGTCTCGGCCCACCGAATCCCACGGGGGCCGCGGTTCGGCTGGATCTGTGGCGACTGGTCTCCGATTGCGCCGCCGTCGGCAAAGCTGAGGATGTTGCCGTCGGCGTTCGACCATCCGGTTGCGGCGCTGAGAGCGGCAAGGCGGTTGATCGCGTTGGTGACGGCGGCGGTATTGACGGCCACGGTCGCAGTGACCGTATATCCCTGCATCTCGTCGAGCTTGCGGCGGATAACGCCAGCGCGCGCGTCGGCCTCGGTCGTATCGACCTCGATGCGGGACTTCGCGCTAGGCGGCGTCCGCTTGATCGCCTCAGAGAGTGCGTCGACATTGCTTCGGGTGAGGCCAAGACTGTCCGCTAGCGCCTCGGCGTCGGTCGACGACATGCCCATGGCGCGCGCGTAGCGCAAGAAATCTTCGCGAGCCGCCTGCACCCTAGAAGCGACAACGCCGACCGCCTCGCCATTCTTGAGACTCGCCTCAGCGGAGGTCAGCGCCTTATTGCGAATGTCATCCAGCGATGCCGCAGCCTTTCGGCCCCTGTCGGTCGAAAGATCGAGGGCGGCCCCCTTTTTGATCTCGGCGGCCGTAAAGCCCTCGATCACCTTCTGCATCGCGTCAAGCGACTCGCGGTAGTCTCGGTCGGCAGCGCGCGCGTTGACGGCGCCCCCGCCGTATTCGTCGAGAGCGTCAATGAGCTTATCGACCTCATCGGCAGCGCGCTTGGCGGCCTCGGAGGTCTCGACGATCCCGCCGGCGAGGATCTTCGACTTCGTGCTCGCATCCTCAGCAGCGTCGCCCGTCTTGCCCATGGCCCCGGCCATAGCTTCCTGACGCTCACGGCCTCGCTCGGTGTCGCGCTCGAGCCCCAGGAGCGTCGAGTTGAATGCGTCAAGGTCACCGCGGACATCGTCCGGGACCGACATCTGCATGACGGCGTACATCTCTTGCCACTTGGTCTTGAAGCTGTCCATCGCCGGCCCGCCATTGGCGTAGGCGTCAACGATCTCCTGGGACGTCAGTCCGGTCAGTTCAGCGACACGCTTGAAGTCGGCGGGGTCGAAGTTCTCAAAGAACTTCTTCGCCACGAAGGTGCGGGACGCCTCGGTCGCAGCCCCGGTCTGCTTGTCGAGGGTCTCCGAGAACTCCTCGGCCGCCTGACGGGCGTTCCCTTGGGCGACAGCGAACGCTCCGAGCGCGACAGACGCGCCAGCGAGGGCGATGCCCCACGGGCCACCGAGCGCGCCCGTGATCATGGACAGGCCCTTGCCGACAGCCTGACCTCGTGGCCCCATCTGGGAGAGCGTCGCCTGCAGTGCGGCGTACTTGGGGATGGCCATCATGGCCGCGCCGCCGCCGAGCGCGACGATGGTCGCGAGGGCTCCGAGGGCGACGACTGAGGTCTTCACCGGGTCGGGAAGCGATCCGAAACCTTCGGCGAGGACGCCGACCTTCTCCGCCGCTGCGGCGATGGCCGGCAGGATGACCGCGCCGATGTCGATCGCCGCGTCGTTGAGTTTGTTCCGGGCTGTCGCGATGCGCGATTCGGCGGTCTCGTAGCGCTTGTTCGCCTCGTCGACGAGCGCGACGTTGTCTTCCCAGGCGCGGGTGCCGAGGTCGAGGCTCTTGGTCAGCAGGTCGCCGGCGAGGCTGGTGCGCAGGAGGGTGTCTCGGACTCGGATTTCCGAGAGTTCGAGTTCTCCGAGGACGGCGAAGGTGTCTTGCCCAGACCTCTGCATCCGACCGAGTCCGCCGATGAACTCGGACACGGCCCCCGCGGCGTCGGTGCGGAAGCGGGCGGCGAAGGACTCCGCGCTCACTCCGGCGACGCGGGCGAACGCGTCGAGCTTCGAGCCGCCTGCGTTAACGGCCTGGGCGATGTCGATCATCACGCGGGAGATCGCGGATCCGCCCGCCTCGGCCTCGATGCCGACGGACGAGAGGGCGGATGCGAAGCCCATCACCTGGGCCTCGGTCATGCCAAGCGTGCGCCCCGCTCCCGCGATCCGCAGTGACATTGCGAGGATGTCGGCCTCGGTCGATGCGCCGTCGTTCCCGAGTGCGACGAGGGCGGCGCCTGCGCGGTCGGCCTGGGACGGCAGGACGCCCATGATGTTCCCGAGCTTCGCGAGTCCGGTTGCGGCATCGTCGGCGGAGAGGTTCGTGGTGTTGCCGAGGTCGATCATCGTCTTGGTGAATGCAGCGACGTCCTGCCGCTTCACACCAAGCTGACCAGCAGCCTCGGCGACACCGGCGATTTCCTCATGCGTCGCCGGCAGGGAGCGGGCGAGGCTGCGGAGCTGCGATTCGAGCTGGGCCATCTCCTCAGCGGACCCGTCGACGGTCTTGGTTACGCCAGCCCACGCCGATTCCCAATCCGATGCCGACTTCGCCGCGAGCCCGAGCCCAGCAGCGGCCAGCATTCCGACTGCGGCAAGTCCGCGCCCGAGTGACTCCATGCCAGCCAGGCGCGCAGCGTTGCGCTGCTCGGCCTCGCGGGCGGCAGCCATCTGCAGGGAGGCGAGTTGACGTTCCTGCTTCTCGAGCCGATCCATCTCGCGGACCATCGACTTGGCACTGGCCTCGGCCGACTTGAAGCCGCGGTCGTTGAATGTCGAATCGAGGCGGATCTGCAGGTCGTTCTTGCTAGCCATCCGCCCCCCTTGACGTCACGTGATCGCGCAGATGGAGCACTCGGATGCAGGACCGGACACGGCCACGAGCCCGAGGCCCCGGGTTCGGTCCTCGTCGTCGCGGAGTTCGTCGATCGCCCGCTCTTTCGACTGGCAGCCGACGCAAATCTTGGGGTGCCAGTGCTTAGGCGCTGGCTTGCCCTTGCACCACTCGTCGTCGTGGGTGCCGCACGACGGGCAGCGGGTCTCCTGCTGCTCCTGCCACACGAGTGCAGCCGCTTGAGACTCGGGGGGCCACGCAAGGAAGCCGTCGAGCGGTATGCCGCGGGGCGCGCAGTAGGCCACTCGCGCGGCATACAGCGGGTCCCGCCTCAGTCTTTTGGGACGTGCGGCTCCCAAGCGGCGGTGTTGAGCCGCAGGAGTGCCCCCCAGAGTGCGAGGGTCTCGCCGTGTCCCCATTCGGAGAGCAGCGTCGACCAGACCTCGTCGTCTTGGAGGGACTCGTCCTCGGCGCAGAGTGCCGCAAGGACCGGTAGGGCGGCGTTGGTGTTGAGCCCGCCATCCTCACCCTCGGGTGCGGGGTATGCCGCGACGAGCTTCTCCCAGTCGGCAGACGGGATCGCGATGAAGGTGACGTCGACTCGGGACGCCGATCGGATCGCCTCGACCTCGGCTTCGAGGTTGGCGATTCCGTCAATGTCGCCCGCATCGAGGAGTGCCAGGCCTGAGCGCTGGAGCGACACAAGCCGCTCCAGCGCTTCCGGCGACGGGGCATCGATCTCGACTGGGACGACGATTCGCCGCCGCTTCTTGGCGGCGAGCCGGTCGCGCAGGGTCATCAGGCCGGAATCGCGACGTTCTCGGCCGGGGCCTTCGTGATGGCGAAGTCGACCGTGATCTGGAACGCCTGCTCACCTGTCGATCGGGCCTTGCCGACGGCCGTCACCTCGACCGGGAAGACGTCCATCTTGCCGGTCGTCGGCACGTCGCCGCCGTCCATGAAGACGATGTAGCCGACCTGACCGCGCGGCATAACCGTGCGGACGTCGTTGGCCGTCTTGTCGGCGTAGAAGGTGATTGACGACTGCTCGGCCTGGGTGCGTCCGCCGATCTGGGGGACGAACTTCGTGCCCAAGTCGGGGCAGGGGATCATGTTGCCGCGGACCTGCCAGCCGGACAGGTCCGCGATTTCCCCGGACACGTCGGTGCCGGCCGTGATCTCGGGGCGGGTGGCGGCGAGGACCGCGGAGGCGATGGTCGGAAGGAAGAAGACCTTCGAGACCTCGGGCTGGAAGAAGCGGGTGGACTTGTTGAGAGTGGCCATGGGCTGTTACTCCTCGGTCTTGACGGGGACGCCCGCGGCCGGGTCGTCCTTCTTGCGGGGGCTCTCGGGCTTCACGGGTTCCCAGCCGGGGTGCGCCTCCGGGTGGATCAGTTCGGCGACTTGGCCGGGGAGGCCAGGGTGGGTGCACAGGGGCATTGCGGCTCCTCAGGTGGACAGGCGACGGGCGGCGGTCTGGATGGCGTGCTCGGCGGCGGCCATGACGCGGGGGCGGGTCTTCTGGGCGGCCGGAGCGAGGAATGGTCGCGTCGGCTCCGACACCCACGTCTCGCCGCCGAAAACGGGGTGCTTGAAGCTGTCGCCTCGCCCGCCGATGCCCTCGTAGGGGCGTGCGTGGGGGGCCTTTGAGGAATCGACTCGGAGGCTGACGCCGGTGCGCGGTCCGGAGGTGTAGACCCTCAGCGAGAGGGCGCCGGGGATCCGCGATGACCATGAGGCGTTGGAGCGGGCCTGGGTGAGCGCCTCTTGCCCTGCCTCGCGCAAGCCTTTGCGCAAGTCGCGGCGGATGTCGTTCGGAAGCTCGCCGAGCTCGCCGACGAGGATCCGCAGTCCGCCGTACTCGACCATCAGAGGGCAGATTTGACGATGATGGTGAAGAGCGCGTCCACGACCGGGCCGGTGTCGAATTGTCCGGTCAGCCACGAGTGCGCGCCGGTCACCTGGGCCGCGTCGACGGCGCCAGCGAGGGTCGGGTCAGCCTTGACCGCTGACGTGATCGCGGCGTGCATTGACCCAGCGACGTCGGTGAGCCCGAGGATGTTCGACTGGTCGCCGCCGGCCACGGATACGGCGCATTGGATGGCCGCGGTTTCGGTGTAGCGGTGGCCGTAGCCCTGCATCCGCTCGACGCTGACGTCGACGGCGGCGCCATTCGCGGAGAACGCGAGCGCGACCGCGCACGGCTGGACGACTCGGCCAGTCGGGGGGCCGACGAGGATGGTCGTCTCGGACGCGTCGAAGGTCGCCCGGAGAATGCGCGCGAGTTCCCGCAGTGCGGCCGGGACGCGGGTCGTGGTCTCCTGCATCAGGCGACGATGATCTGCCGGTAGGGCACGAGAAGCTGGGCGGCCCGAGCGGGGATGGCAAAACCCGTTGGGGCGGCCGGGATCGCGTCACCGAATGCCCCACCGCGTCCGGCACCACGCTGGACGTCGTACAAGTGCTTGGCGATGATCTTGACGGCCATGGCGATGTCCGCTGGCACCTGGGCGGCATTGGCGGCGCGGCCGGCTCGGTAGGTCGCGGTGTGTTCGCCGTCGCTCAGAGGACCGCGGACGAGTCCAGCGGTCGAGTCGATGTCGAAAGGTCCCGTGACGGCGCCGATGGACGCGACGGAGACCACGGG